AGATAAAAAGAATAACGTTCGATTATTGGTTGTGGGATTTGATGAGGATGATGTTTTTGTTTTAGGAAACGGTTATTGCTGTAGCTATATAAATTTGTTTTTGGATTATGTCTTTGCCGACGACGGCAGTCCCTGCGGGGAATTGGTGGAGGCGTAAAAATGGATATAAGTAATTTCGTATACACGAAAGAAGAAAAAGAAGAATATGAAGAAGCTGTTTATTATTGTAAACAGTGTGGGTGGTTTGGAAAGTCAAGCAAACTAATTGTAGACAATGGATGGTATGAAGATTATCCTCCGTTTTTCTGTCCGAACTGTATGGCAGATGAATATGATTTGTACGATTTAGAAGAAGGGGATTTAGAGCTTACTTTTTGGGATAAATTAAAAATTTTTTGTCGGAAAATATCTTTTTATGGGTTTAGGCGTAGATGGGGTTGCACACATCCACCTCTCAAATATTTAATATGTAATTTTTTTAAATATTATGACATTAAAATGTATTTCAGGAATCTTATCAAAACAAAGGAATAAACAAAATGACAGTAAAAGAGTTGATTGAAAAGCTATCTGAATATGACGGGGACTTATCTGTCAGAATCCACAATGGTGATTATAGCAGCTATTATATCGGCAGCCGAACGGTTGATACGATAGCGGTTAAGGATAATTGTATTATTTTGAATGACTAGAGGAGAAATGAAATGCCGTTAAATAAATCGATCGGAAATATGTACGAGTTTATTACGCATACTTGGAACACAATTAATGGTGAATGCTCGCACGGATGCAGCTACTGTTATATGAAGCGCTGGGGTAAACAATCGCCGCTGTACTTTGACGAAAAAGAGCTAAAAACCGATTTAGGGAAAGGTAATTTTATCTTTGTAGGTTCTTCCTGTGATATGTTTGCTGAAAAAGTTCCCTTTGATTGGGTGCATAAAACATTAGAACATTGCAAAAAGCACCCTGAAAACGAATATCTATTACAAACTAAAAATCCTGATAAACTTGCAATGTTTTTTCAAATGCTACTAAATGAATATTTTTCTTTATGTACTACCTTAGAAACAAATAGAACGTACCGGGCAATAATGAACACAAGTCCGTCCATTCTTGATAGGGTTTTAAGCTTTGCAAAAATACCCGCGGAACGTAAATATATCACAGTTGAACCTATAATGGATTTTGATCTACCGGAATTTATCACAATGATAAAACATTGCAATCCTAGGAAAGTCAACATCGGAGCAGACTCAAGTCCAAAGCGTAATAAACTGCCGGAGCCGCCGAAAGAAAAAATCTTAGAGCTTATCACAGAACTTGAAAAATTTACAACCGTAGTGCAAAAGAAAAACTTGCGCAGGTTACTAAAATAAAGGATGGAAACATGCCTATAGCAAGAATAGATTTGAGGCCGTATATAGAGAATCCTCATCTATACATAACGGAAAGGCTTTTAGCTTCATTGGAAAATGAACTTCGTATATATACAGATATTGTAAAAACACACCCTGAATATCAAAAATTTATACCGGAAATTAAAAAAGATATAGAACAAGTAAAGAAAGAATTGAATAAGGAGTGCGTAATAGGAGATAAATATGAAAATAGAGACATATAAAACACGAGCGGATATCTTATATAAACAAATTTATAGAGAAAGCGTCCCGTTAAAAGACAAAATACTGCAAGTTATTATTACTTGTACTGATACGAAATTAAAATCATTGTTACAGGATATGTTTGTTCTGGTATCGCAGGAAGAGGCGCGGGCAAAGCAGGCTTTCCTTTTCATATCGTCAACGACAAATAAAGAAGCATGTAAGGAAGAGTATAAAACCTTAAAATTTCTTAATACTTGTTTCCTATCGGAGTCTATTGGTAGAGCCGAGCTGTTAGATCAATGGGAAAAAGCTTATGAATAACTTTAATTCGGTGCTTATTGAGGGAATAGTAGAAAGCGAACCTGTTGTTACCCTATCGGAAAAGGGGACGACGATTTGTACTTTTACGCTTATTTCAAAATGTACTTTTCAAGAAATGGATACTCCGCAAGAAGATACGGTAGAGATAACGGTTGAGACATAGGCGCGAGTCGCAGAAATATGCGATAAATATTGCATGACGGGAGGTGCTGTTAAAATTATCGGACGGCTAAAACAAAATGTAACAGATAGCAGAGCTACAGTAATAACGCATAGTATTGAGTTTAGACCGATAGTAAGAACATAACTTAGGAAAAAGGATAGCAAATAAATGAATATCGGAGATGTGTTTTATCTTGAACGGCATAAGCGCCGTTTAACCTTATACGATGTCGCTTGTAAAATTGGTTGTTCTGCATTGTATGTTTCTAAAATAGAAACAGGGAGCGTATTGCCATTAAAAAGCGATATTTTGTTTAAACTTTGTGAACTATATGGCTTAGATTGCGATGAAATACATCGGTTTTCCTGTGAAGAAGATACAAACAAACGAGAAAGTATACAATCAGCCGAAATCCAATCCTGCGCCGCAGCACACAACAACAGTCCAATCGCAATATAAAACAGGTTCGGCAACGTGTAAACATTCCGACCAGTCGCTTTTGGGACGCGGGTATATTATGCATTTAATCAATCACGGATAGTAGTATGAAAACAGATGCAAGCGTAGAGATTGTCCGCTGGCAGGGCAATGAATTGACGGTACGGCTGCCCTGCGAAATTGATAAAAGGGAGATGGATTTTTATATTCAACACCGCAGAGAGCTGTATAAGCGGAACATGAAAGAAAATAAACGTCCCTTCCATTATCCGCTCATTGAACTGCTGTTATCCGACAAATACAAAAAACGCACCACGGGAAAAAATTCACAAAATACCAAGCTGCACGGCATGATCCGTACCATTGCCAACGATACGGGTAATGATTTTGAAATGGTAAAATATGTCATAAAACAGAAAGCAATGAACGAACTCGGCTATCCTACAATGCGCGGAGATGATGGGGAGCCGGTATGGAATGCGTTATTGCATGAACCGTTTCCGCAAAGTGAGGCAGATTGCACAGCGGTCGAAGAAAGCCTCTTGATAGAAGCGGCGTATTTAATCGCTGCTGAAAACGGGATTGTATTAAACTGATTTGCGTTACGCACCCGTAATCATGACAATAGAAATATGAGGAGGTTTAGCTATGAAAACTAAACTTATGGTTATCACCATTTTAGGACTTATCTTGTTTGGCGTACTGTTTATGCAGTGTACCCACGTTCTTTTTATTGACTGTATCGGAGCTGCGGCGGTATTAGCCGGAGGGGGTATTGCAGCCTATGACTGCATAAAACGCAAGAACCGAGCAGCATTGATACCTCTGGCAATAAGTATCATAACATTCATCATAACGGGGGTTATACCGTTTGAAGGTTCAATTTTAGTAGCAGCTTTCGGTTTTATTGCATTGGGTTTATACATTTATCTAACCTATTTTTTAAGTCGCCGAAAGAGCGCAACAGAAAAACACTAACACAATGGGCAGCCCCGTCGGGTTTTATCTCCTTTACCGGCGGGGCATTTTTTAACTGGAGTGTAAACAGATGAATGAAGTATCGCTTTTTAAAAACAAACCGGCAGCAGAAAAAACAATGACAACGAAAGAACTTGCCAATGCACTTGGGGTCTCTTCGGATTCAATTCTTCTTGCTGTAAAACGTCTGAACCTTACCGAAAATATTCGGCAAGTACCTATTAACGGTAAGATGGGATATGTGTTTACGGAAGCGCAAGCGACGGCAATAAAAATTGCATTACAAAATCATTCAAAGGTTGCGCAAAACGGATTTAGCACCTTTACTATTTCTAATGATTTAGAAATGTTTGTATTACAAAAACAACTGGATGCATATAAAGATAAACGAATTGCGGAACTGACTGCACAAAATGAACAGCTGAAAATTGAGAACGCCGAAGCAAAACCAAAAGCGGCGTATTACGATACGCTCATTGAACGAGGGAACGCTACAAATATCCGTAATACGGCAAAGGAATTAGGCATGCCAGAAAAGCAGTTTATAAAGCAGCTGCAACGAGACGGCTATTTGTATCGTGATAAGCACAATCTGTTATGTCCGTACGCTGACTATGTGCAAAAAGGCTATTTTGAAATGAAAGAATGGCAGCACGGGCAAAAGAGCGGCATACAAACGCTGATCACGGTTATCGGTAAACAATACTTTCTCGGCAAGTATAAAAAGGCGGTATAAAAGATGAATAAAACAACAGAAAGCAAAACAGAAAAAGACAAAGGAAAACAAACAAAATCGGCGGTAGAAAAGACAGGGCTTATCCGTGCTGAACGTTCGGATAAACCGCTTTTAAAAGGTCCTGTAACACATTTAATAAATCATGGATAAACAATAATGACAATAAAAGAAACCCGCCTGTATGTCTTTAATAGGGCGTGCTGGAGATGCGCTGTATGTGGCAAAAAATAGACTGGAACACGGGACACCTCGCGCACCGGATACCAAAGACAAAGGGGAATATCAAACAATACGGCTTATCCATTATTGACCATCCGTTTAATGTGCGGGCAACGTGTTCATTACGTTGCAACGCAGCGGTATTGATTGGTAATAGTTCGATAGAAAAAATGCAGCTTATCGAAGCGATTAAAAGGACTTGCAAAGAAAAAAATGAAAACAGGGCGCAAGCAATCTGAAAAAATACAGCAAAAAATACATGAGTTTATACCTCTTTTACGTGGACATCCTGAAGGTCTTAGCCGCAGGCAAATCAGAGAAAAACTTTCAATTTCAAACAGTATGTTTGAGAAACTCCTGTATAACACTGCTGACTATCCTATCGGCTATGACAATCGGTTTAATGACAATTATTATTGGGTTGGAAGATAACAATGTTTCATAAACCGCATAAATATAACGTCGTAAGTAAGGAACGCCGAACCGCTGACGGTATTACGTTTGACAGTATGGCAGAAATGAGACGGTATCGTGAGCTTAAAATGCTTGAAAAATCCGGCGTAATATCCAGCCTTGAACTCCAGCCGAAATTCTTACTTATTCCGAAAACAGAAAAAGGCGGCAGAGCAGTCTACTACAAAGCTGACTTTAAATACATCAAAAACGGCAAAACCGTATACGAAGATGTCAAAGGCGTAAAGACTGAAGTATACAAACTCAAGAAAAAACTGCTATTCTACAAATATCCTGATATTTGCTTTTTTGAAAATAAAGTGTGAGAAAAGATTAGAAACACTTGACAATATGCGCATAAAATAAGTATGATATTAGTATGAATGAACGAATGCAAGCTATAAAAGAATTGGAAAAAGCTGGATATGTTTTTAAACGGCACGGCGGAAATCACGATATTTATTGCAATGCTGAATTAAAATGCTCTATTCCTTTAAAACGGCACAGTTTCAACAAAAATGACTTGCGGTACATTCAAAAAGAAATTGAACAAGGAGCGAAAAAATGAAATATGCTTATACTGCAATTTTTACAGAAAAAGATGGTACTGTGTATGCGCGTGTTCCCGATCTTAAAGGTTGTATAACGACCGGCAAAGATTTACAAGATGCTATAGAGCAAATCGAAGATGCAATGGCGGCATGGTTATGTGTGGCAGAAGACGAACAGTTTGAAATTACTAAAGCGACACCACAACAACAAATAACACACAAAAAAAATGATATACTCTCAATAATCAGAGCTGATACAACTCGATATCGGGCTATGGTTGAAAACAAAGCGATCCGTAAAAATGTAACGCTACCTGCGTGGCTTGCGGAAGCGGCGGAAAATGCAAACATCAATTTTTCACAAGAACTACAAAGCGCATTAAAGCAGCGGTTACAGATAGCATTGTAATTTTATTAAAAGCTGGTATACTGTAGAAGTATAGAAAGGACAATAAACATGCAAGTAAAAGTATTAAGCGTAAAAAATCCTTTTGCCTATTTAATTTTGCAAGGCGGCAAGGATGTAGAAAATAGAACATGGACTACCGATTACCGAGGCAGACTTTATATTCATGTAAGCGGCGATACTATGCCTTTTTCATTGGCAGAAAATTATCCAGATTTAAAAAGCGAAAAGAAATATGATGAATATGTCTTAAAAGTAAGAGACTTTCATAAAAAAATTAGCAAATATTATGAAAATTTTGGCATAACCGAAGATACAGATATAAACTCTTGGATCAATAAAACAGATATATGGTTTTTAAAAAGTCAATCAATAATCGGTTATGTTGATTTAGTTGATGTTATACAAAATAGCTCAAGTCCGTGGTCTATCGACGGACAATATCACTGGATATTAAAAAATCCTACACTTCTTGAAAATCCTATCCGGCAGGTTAAAGGCAGATTAGGATTATGGAATTACAATCTACCTTAAAACAATCTTTCCTTAAAAGCATATCCTTATCTCATTTTATTTGTGTTACGCACTGCGGTTAGTTTACAATAAAAACACTTGAACTTTTTGTAGGAGGTGTTTTTATGTTTTCATATTGCGGCAGACCGGTTATGTGTTTTGACGCTTCCGGCGGCAACAGAGGAGGGATGTTTCGCGGAGAAAAATCTGCACGCGTTTACGCAAAGGCTGGAATGGCTCATATTTATAAATATTAAGCTTTTAGGTAGTTTGTGTAAATGAAAAACCTGTATGCGTCAATACAGTACATGGCGGAGAATATCAGCTCTGCCATTGTACTTTATTCACTCGGAAAAGATTCAACGGTAATGCTTGACTTATTCAATAAGTTTATGAAAGGGCGATATACGCCCGTTTTTTTATATTACTGTGAAAACCTCGAAAGCAAAAATAAAGTGATCCGCTATTACGAAAAGCGATACAATATTAAGATTGAGCAGTATCCACACTACGAAACAACCTACCTTATTTCACGAGAGGGGAAAAACATAAAGCGGCTCACAATGGTCGATACCTTTGCCGCATTGCGAGCAAAATATAACATTGAATACATAGCATTAGGCTGGGAGGCTTGCGAGAGCTTAGCAAGAGCCTGTATGCTTAAAACCTTTGATAACGGTATCGATTGGAAGTACAAAAAGCTCACACCCCTCCACATCTGGGCAAAAAAAGATATAGATAACTACATAAAACAAAACCGCCTCATCCTTGCGCCGGAAGTCTATTCCGGTTTTCGCAATATTGACATCTATAAAGGCGAATCCCTCGAATGGCTTAAAAACAATTTTCCCGATGATTATCAAAAATGGGTAACAAAATACCCGATGGCTCAAGCTGATTTTGTAAGGTGGCAGGAATATGGAAAATAACAAGTTTGAAGTCTATCAAATACAAACGGTACAGCGAAGCAGCATCCACGAAGCTCCGTATAATCCGAGAAAAATATCGAATGAAGCCCGTAAAAAACTCAAGAAGGGCTTAAAAACGTATGGACTGGTTCAGCCGATAGTCGTCAACCGCAAGACAATGAATGTCGTCGGCGGGCATCAAAAACTGTCGATAATGGACGAAGAATATAAATACCCTGCAAATGATTATTCTTTGCAAGTATCGATGATAAATGTTGGCGAGGAAACGGAAGTAAAAATCAACATCTTCTTGAATAATCCCGCCGCTCAAGGCGAATGGGATAACGAGTTATTACAAGAAATAAAATTGTCCTATCCCGATATTGATTTTCAAAAAGACTTAGCTTTTGATATGCTTGATATGCAGTATATTTTTGCCGGTTCAAGCCTCTTTGATGATGACAACGACACCCTTTTTGACACCAAGCCTGAGCAGGAAGATATAGTCGATATGGTAGAAGCGGCAAAAAAAGCCGACCGCCTGAAAGCTGCGCGGCAGGCGGAACGGGATATGCGCAAAGCCGATAACCGAAGTGATAACGACTATCAAGCAAAGTACGATGACTACACGCTTACCCTTGTATTTGAAAACAATGCCGCAAAGCAGGATTTTTGCAAGAGGGCGCACATCGAAGCAAAAGAAAAGTTTGTAAAATCTTCAATCCTTTACGACGTGGCGGACGGTAAAATCAACATGAGAGGGCAACCGTAATGGCAAAAAAATGGGAGCGGCAAGAAGCGGAAAGCGCGAAACAGTACGCATACTTTAAAACCTTTCTTGACCTTGGCGCCTTGCGGACAATCCCAAAAGTACAAGAAAAGACTAACAAAAGCCTAACATATTTGAACACTTTATCCTCTCGTAACAACTGGATAGCCCGTGCCGACGCTTACGATCGCTATATTGACGAAATTACCCGTAAGGAAAATATCGAGGCAATTAAGAAAGCGAACAAAGAAAACATACAACTTGCGCAGGCGATAAAATTTGTTGCGGGAAAAAAAGCAAAATTACTCATCGACAAAATCAAAGCAGCCGGAGACGATACGGAAAGTTTAAGCGAAGTGATAAATGAAATATCGTGGAACGTGTTACCGCAGCTTGCGAATATGGCAGTTGAGATTGAACGCAAGGCGTATGGTATGAACGAGGAAATCTTAAAAATATCGATCGGAGACACTTCCGGCAGTGATGATATTGAAGTAAGCATATCGCTTAAAAAAGCGGCATTGCGTGAAAAACTAATGCCGATTGAAGATAAGCATACCCCGCAAGAGGAGAACGCATGAGAGCCGAACCGGTAACCACACCCACACCGGTGAAAACTGGCTGGAAATGTATTGATGACAGAACTCTCACTGCTGATATGCTCAGGCGCGACAAGGAAGCGCAGGAAGCGTTTATCAATGCGCTTACCCCCGCAGAGCTTGACGCGCTGCCGTTCGACTGGGGCTTTTGGGCGCGGGATGATCAGCTTCCGCCCAGAGACTGGATAACGGGAGAAAAATATATCTGGTGTCTCCGCTGCGGACGCGGCTGGGGTAAGACACGGACAGCAGGGCAAGCGATCATCGAAGCGGTAAGAACGGGCAAATACAAACACCTTTCATTATGCGGAGCAACAGCGGAAGAGGTGCGCGATATTATGATCAACGGTGAATCGGGTCTTGCCCGCTATTGCCCGCCGTCTCTTGGTATGGTGTATAAGCCGTCGATAAAAAAAGTCTTTTTCAGTAACGGGGCGGTTATCAGTATTTTCTACGGTTCAGAACCGGAGAAATCTAGAGGGGCGCAGTCTGATTGGCTCTGGTGCGATGAAATACACAAATGGCAATATCCTGAAGAAACCTTTGATAACCTTCTTCTTGGCTTACGTCTAGGGAGCAATCCCTTATGTGTGGTAACGAGTACCCCGAAACCGACAGCATTTACCAAGCGGCTGGAAGGACTGACAACCAGCGACGGGAAGCCCTGCGTACACGTAACGGTCGGCAGTACCTACGAGAATAAGTCAAACCTTTCTCCGGCATTTATCAGCACGATTGTTTCAAAGTATGAAGGGACCCGTTTAGGGCAGCAAGAACTCTATGCGCAAATCCTTGACGATAACCCCAATGCCTTGTTCAAAAAAGACTGGATAGAAAATAACAAGGTTGACGCGTTACCGCTCGTTGCTAACCGCTACCGTATTGTTGTCAGTGTAGACCCTGCGGCAAGCCATACGGCAGATTCAAACCATACCGGCATTATCACGGTATTAGAGGGAGCTGCTCCTGAACGGCTTATCAGCGCCGCTAGTATTCAGCACAAAAATGAAAGCCACTACTACGTGTTAGCTGATGCGTCGCTTATCGGAACTCCTCATCAATGGGGCGTAACGGTAAAAGCGCTGGCAGAAACACAGAAAGCCGATACGGTTGTTATCGAGGATAACCAAGGCGGCGACATGGTAGAAAGTACGCTCATCAATGCGGGGGTAACGCAGCGTATTCAGCGTGTGCGGGCCGTGCATTCAAAACTGGCAAGGGCGCTTAACTCATCGACTCTTTGCGAGCAGGGACGCATTCACTTCTACCGGAACCCGCTCTCCTATAACGCGGAACACGGAACCGATCCGCTGGATATGCTTGAAGATGAGTTATGTAACTGGCAGCCGGGCGACGATAGCCCCGACCGCATGGACGCATTCGTTCACGCAATCAATTATCTAAAACCCGATTTAAAAGACGTAGCGCACGAAGATGCGGCAAAAAGAGCATTGTTTAATGTTCTGGGAGGCGGAGTATAACATGAAACTGACAGACTTTTTTATGCGGAACCGGAGTATATCCGGCTTATTCTTGGATAGCGGCATTACAAAACGGGATGCAGCTGAAGCATTTAGCAGCGTAAAAACGGACTATGTGCTCTCCCGCTCTCTGTATTCTTCAGCGCCGTCGCATCAGAGCGGCTATCTTGACTATGCGCTGGGAAACTACTGTACCAAGCTGTATATTGATACCTTTTGCTGGTTTATCGGCTTACCTGATATTCAAGCGGAAAGCGATACGTTTTCAAAATTGATACAAGCGTTTTTAACGAGAAACAAGACGCTGTTATTCAATATTTACAAGCAAACAATGGTAGACGGTAAGCATTATGTCTGGGTACGATTAGAGCAGACTGCAACGGGAAGGAGTGAAATCCGCATAAAGCAAATCCCCCTTGAGCTTGTTATTGAAGATGATTGTATCAAAGACCTTGCAGGCGGCTATACGCGCTTTGTAACCGAGACAGTCGAACAATGGAAAGACAGCGGCGTAGAGCGTAAAGCGGTTATCCGTATCACCCTTGAAGCGGGTAAGGAAACAATCGACATTGACGGCGACCTGCCTGCAGGGTATCAGAGTAAACAAACCGTCAACCGTACCGCGTTCCCGTTTGTGCCGGTATTCTGCCTTTATAACAACAAGCAAACATTTTTAAAAGACGGCATCCCTGAAATTGCTCCAGCTGTTCCATTTATCCGCCGGTATGATGCGACCTTGCGGAAAATCGGGCGGCATATCGACAATATCCTTGAGCCGCGTTTATTGGTAAAGGTAAAAAATGTCGCGCAATTCCTTAAATACTCATTCGGGTTAACAGATGAGAAAATCGGACATATTGCAGAAGGGAAAGAAGCAGTTGATATGACGCAGTTTAAGGCGGCTATTATGGACGGTGAAGATGCCGCAAGCGATATCCGGTATGTCGGGCAAGCCAATAATGTAGAAAGCGCCGTTTCGCTCCTCAAGCTCTTACACTGGATTATCGTTGAGCTTACGATGCCTGAATACCTGTATGGTACAGCAATGCAGTCAACCAATGCGAGCGTTGCAGAGCAGTCTCCGGTCTGGGCAAAGAAAGTAGAGGGACGGCAAGGGGAGTATAACGAGTTTTACTATTGGCTTACCGATGTATTCAAAGCAGCCCGCATTGCGCTTGCAGGACGCGATGAATTTGCAGGGGACGGGGGAGCAGATAATCCGATTGTCCGCTGGCAGGAGCTGACGGCAAAAGATGATGTTGCAATGATGAACGCTCTCGCTACCTTTGTCAGCGCAATGGATAAGGCGATGACAATGGGCTTAGTCTCTCCCAAAAGCGCCTTTAATACCCTTAAAACTTTTATGGCAATCCCTACCGACTATGAAACGGAAAAGGATGCCGCTACCGAATGGCTCAAGCTCAAAATCAGAGTTGAAGCATTGCAGGATAGAATCCGCAGCGGAGACATAGAAGCCGAAGCCGCGATTGAAAACCTCTTTAAGAGCGCGTAAATGGACTTTGATTTATCGGGCTTGCCGGAAGAGCTGCAAGGTTTTATCCGCACCGCATTACAAGGCAGGCGTAAGGCATTGCTCACCGCAGAATCGGAGATAAAAGCCGCGTTGCAAGAAAGTATCAACCGCATACGAGAGCGGATTGGTACGCGCGGCGTTTTTACCGGTATCAGCAAAGAACTGGCAGAGCAAATAGCTGAAGAAAAAGTCTTTTTTGCTTCCGAGCTTGAACGTATTACACAGGAAGGATTAACCCGTGCAGCGTATGCGGGGCTTTTTGTCGGTGAACAAACAAAACGGTACTACAAAGAAAAAGGCTTACTCAAATTTCGCCTGATTGAAAAAGACGCGCTCCGCGAAGCGGAAATAATCGCAGAAAGCACGATGCGCAAGCAGCGGATATTCAAGCATAAGGAATTTGTCCTTTCCGATCGGATATGGGATGTATCCGATACCAACTATGAAAAGATAAAAGAAATAATCTCAAGCGGCATCAATACCGACTGCGTAAAAGTTGCAAAGGCTTTACAGCAGTATGTAAAAGAAGGGGCGCAAACCTTCGCAAAAGACTATCCAAATATGTACGAACGCATGGGCGGGCGGGTTCCGAAGAACTTAAACTATGAAGCCTTACGGCTTGCTCGCAATGAATTATCCGAGGTGTATTGGCAGGCAACGATTGAAGGCTTTAAAGAAAACCCTGCTGTAACAGCGGTAAAATGGCTATTATCGAATAACCGGTTTGCGGGCTATCACGATATTTGCGACACGCTTGCATATTCTAACGACCACGGACTGGGTGCGGGTATTTATCCTGTCGATGAAGCTCCTGAAAAGCCGCACGTTTGCTGTCTTTGTTCTCTGGCGCCGGTTATTGCAAAAGATATAGAGCGCGCAAACGTTGCCAATAAGCCGCCTGAAAACTGGGAAGAAATAAAACAGCGGCTAGAAAACACGTCCGCGTTTATCAATCTGGACGAATTAACCGAAGCGCAGAAAGAAAAGCTCAAAGAACAGCGGCACGCGGCGTATATCGTAAGGCTTGAAAAGAAACTTGAAACGCTCCATAATGAACCTACCAAATATCGAAAAGCATACACTACGTGCTATGGTACTACCGTCAATAAGCATAAACAGAACCGGCATATTTTCGGCTCTAAAACACTTAAAAAAGACGGCAGCTACTTCAAAAACGACCTTGAAGCCTTGCAAACGATTATCGATGAAAAGGCGGGGAAAGGCGTGATACGGCTTACAAAAAGAAACCTTACGGAAATTATACAGGATGACAGGCTCAAGGGATTCGATGTTAATCAAGACAGCGGCGAAGTAAAAGAAACCAATAAAGCTAAAATCCATTATAGTAAAACAGGCGTTCACTTAGTGCCGTTTAGTCTAATGCCGGAGGATGAAAAATGATATTTTACCCAAAAACGGAAACGGAACTCTATAATATATGCAAAAAAGCGCATACTATTAAAGTTTTTCTCCATGATAAAACGGTTATAGAAGGAACCGTATACGGTTTTACGTGGGCGGTCAACAACGAACCGGAAATAGCAGATATTGATATAAAGCTTGCAAATGGGCAATTAGCCGGAGCCTTTTTAGACGAAATAGAGAGCATCGAGGTGATAGAAGGGTAAGGGGGAATATAGGATGTCAAATAAGCTCTTAACAAAGAATTTCAACTTTATCGGTTTTGGCGTATTAAATGTTACGATGGTCGGCAGCGGTGCGGAGCTGGCATTACAGCCTTTTTTGGTATCTAAAACAAAAAACGGCATGTATGAAGCGGTAGCGCTTAATTTCGGTACGGTTGCGCTTGGTCTTACCGAAGATGATGCGATTAGAAATGTAAGTCTAAGCATTTTTACTTATGGCGTATCATTTGTACAGGCAAACGCGCCCCTTGAAACAATTTCAAGGGCAAAATATATGGCAGATTTTTTTGCAGAATATGCACGCCTTTCAATGCGGCATAGTAAAGCAGTGCAAAAAATGCTTGCCTTTTCGCATCAAAACGAAACAACCGGTTCATATACAGCATCTGGGTATTACTATCAGGCGGCATAGATGGATGGATTGTTGCTGTTTAAACCTATTATAAAGATATTGCAAAGCAAAAATATTATCAGTTCAGAAATTGCCTGCGGTTCTATAAAAGATAATAGGAGTACCTTTTATTCTATTTCATATTATTCTGCACAATCGAATGGGATAGCTGTATTTAATGTAATAGTTATAGATGGTATACATTATATGAGTGCGAATGAGCTAAGAATACAGTCCCGTATATTTGGTTTTAAAATGGCAGATATACTCAAGTTATACAAAATCGAACTTGAAAAACAAAGCAAAGGGCGGGCGCAAAGCATATAAATCTGAACCGTTGCATATTCTGCAACAGTTCACGCATTATTTCCACTTGTTGTAAAATCCGCAACAACTGAAAAATCATATATAAGCCTTTTCCCGTTCTTCTATCTGTTTCGCAATTTTATCAAAATCAAGGTCTATATCTTTAACGACTTGAATAACGTCCCTAAGGATATCGACCGTTAGCGGCTCGTCAGCTTCAATGTTGATAATACCAAGCTCTTCTATTTCTTTTTGTAGCGCTACTATATCTGTATTGTGCATTTTACCGATCCTGCAAAGTGCCTTCCAGAAAGACAGCGCAGTCAAACTCATACTCATCTTTTTCAGAAGAAATGCCGGCATCTCCGAGTATCTCTTGTACGCGCATACAACGCCGTAAAATATTGGAGCGTTCACGGTAGTCGTGTATTCCTTCCTCGTTAAAAACTGCATCAATGTCGTGCTGGGAAGTGCAGGTATTGAGCTTTTCAAGCATCCGGTTATCGGCTTCACGTAACGGCGTTTTTATCAGCCCTAACGTTTCATAGAAAGGGATAAGCCGCCAATGTCCGGCTGTAAAGGCTTCTAAAGTCATCTGGTACACGGCATCCTCTGTAAGCGGTTGAAAAGAGGAAAAGAAAATTGACGGCGCATACATCGTATAGCTCAAGTACCGTTGCTTTTTTGCACTATCCGTAATCCGAAACCGATTAAAGGTGTCTTCTATCTCTTCTTTGTTTTTGCATTCCCGTAATGCGCCGATAATGCGCTTGTCAAAAGTCATTCACGGTATCCTTTATGGTATTGAAAAAAAGTATGCCCTTACATCCAAAATAAGGAACGTTGTTTTTTAATGGTAAGGGCATACCGTTTATACGTTGTAGTTCAAACTTCCTTATTGCAACATAAAACCGTATAGCAGCTGTCAAGTATTCCTTTACAACTGCTATTTTTTTATCAACCTTTAGGGAGGATGGAAAAGGCTGAACTTATATTTTAAAAAGTATTTTGCTGCCATTGCAAAAATCATGAGTGCAAGCGCCCCCGAAAGTGTGATAATCACTATCATCCGCCGGTGTAGTTTATCTTTTTGTTCGTCAATTAGGGCTTGCTTTTCCGCTATTGTTGCGGCTGCCTCTTGCTCGGATTTGTTGTAGGATGTTCGCAAGTCTTTCAAGCTCGCTCGCTCCATTTGTAATTGACTGTTCAAGGCTTTCGCTTTCTGTTCTGCTTGTTGTAAGCTCACCGCTAAGGTTTTCGCTTGTCTCTCTTGCGCCTTCAATCGTTCCGTTAAGCTGTTCGCTTGTAATTGCAGATTCAGTCTGTCTCTCGCTAAGCTCTCCGATATGCGCTCTAACTGCGTAAGCTCCGTCTCCGTGATTGTATACTGCCGCTCTTGTGCAGCAACCGGAAAGGGTAAACAGCAACAAACAGCTAAGGCATACAATAAAAATGTTCTTTTCATTCATGGCTATCCTTTTGATGTATCATATTTTTTGTACGCAACCACCGCGCTGTGTTTTCAAAAATCGTACACAACTGATCCGATAATCCAAATCGAGTTTTATTGATTTCGATAGATTTTAAAACATCGCCGTCATCGTGCCGTTCACTTGCCGCTTTCCAGTCAAAAAACATTTCAACTAAATCGGCAAGCGTAAAGTCATTGATTCCATTTTCATAATGCTCAGGGTGATGTCTGTTATGAGCATAATGATGGTCTAATGCAGGTTTTAGATCGGCTAACGATTGTTTATAGGCTTCACTCCCATACGTTAAAGTTTTTAATCGCGGTGTCATTGTATCAAAGAGCGGCTTTTCAGGTTCATGTAATTTAGATTCATCATGTGTTATCGCCCTATTTATCAGCTCTTGTATAAACTGTAATAGTAAGGCATTGACACATTTTATGTGCAGCAATGTGTCTTTCGTAGAATCGTATTGTTGATTATTCATTTACCGCTTCCTCAAAAAACCTAACACCCGCGCATAGTTCCATGAACCGACATGCGCTCCATCTTGCTTAAACCCGTCCTGCTCAAAAACGGCAATCTCTTCCGAACTTGCATCAAGGACGATAGCAACGTGTCCGTATTTGTTGCTTTTCGTTGGTGCGAAAATAACCACATCGCCCGCTTCCGGCTTCCCTCCTGCATATACCAATTTGTCAAAATACTTTTGCTCAAGGGGGAGCGCTTCATACTTGGTAAAAAGCTCACTTGCTCCAACAACTCCGCCGGTATGCGGAATTGCTAATACGTCTTTGCAGTATTGGCGGAACACGTCAACGCACTGCGCTCCGTAATGTCCGTCATAGTCAATCTTTTTGCCGTTGTATTTTTCTACAAACTGCTCCAGTGTCATACATATACCTCCCGTGTCTTTACAGCTCTATGCCTAATGCTTTTAAGTATCCAATATTCTTTCTGATGGGATAATCGATGCAAAGCTCTTTGTATTCTTGTAACAGGAATGCTGGTTGTTCAGCCTTGTACATTGCAATTTTTTCTTTTATGCGCCGAGCGATAATTTTTATCATTTCATCAGCCCATTCATTGACGAGTATTTCTATTTGCGGCGCTATTTCTTTCCACGTCGGATATTGTTCAGCGCCGCATGGAACGGCGGGGAGTTTGTGTAAAAAGGCTTTATAATCTTGTTCGATAAAATAGAGGATGTCGGTGATATAACCTTTCCGCTCGGTTGCGGTAAGGCGCTTGCGCATACAGTTATAATCGACGCGCTCTTGCAGCACATCTTTTACCAACTCAACAACAGAGAGCATCGGCATTTCACATTTTATGAAAGGTAAAAAGACTTCTTTAATCGTGCCGTTGATTCGGCGAACCACCCGCCTTTCATCTGCCTTTGTTTTTTCGTCTATTTCTCCAGATTGACGGAATAACTTCTTACGGCACTCTTCATCATGCAGTCGATTTTTTTCTTTTTTCTCTATATCCGTTTTGAATAGTTCCAATTTATCATCAACATTTTTTTCAATGTCTCCGACGATAATTTTTTTATCTCCGACTCCGAGTTTTATCCCCTTTTTAATGAGCTTATTGAGTAATAAAAAAATGAGGACGGCAATAAACACGATTGCCGCAATACCGATGACTAACACACTGGTAGGTAATTTCTCGAGTGCCATAAAACGCAGCCTTGTTGAATAATTTTGTAACGCCAGCATAGAAGAAACGCAGTGCGTAACGCAAATCAGCAGGGATAAAAAGTATGTTGGTTAAAATATTTTTATTTTTTTTACGCGTAACATTTGTGTTACGCACCCCCAATTATTTACAATACAGACCGTACCACAAAAAGGGGTAATGACATGGGGAAGTCTGGAAAAAACACATATACGCAAAAACCGCTTTTTACCGATTCTGCACAAAGTCCGGTTGTATCGCTTGAGGCTGTAGGAGAAATGCTTTCCGAAGCGGAAGCAAAAACAATGATAAGCCGCATCCGCTTAAATCCACTTGCAACGCCTGAAATGATTGCAGAACTTAAAGGGGATGCCGATCCGCTCGATTGTATTTTTGCTGTTGACTATCGAAAAAGCAAAAGCGGCGTTGAGTATCTCGATGCCGCGTATGAACACATTGTCGAAACGATTTTGACCAGTACGGTTTTTATCCCTTCCGGCTATGGGCATCAATCGCAAGAAGCGTTCTTTTATGAAGGACGTGAGATATACGGAACGGTTATCGGCGCATTGCTCGACAAAGAGGCGGGAAAAGTCTATTACCGCATTATTCCCGACAAAGGGGCGCACGCAGAAAAAATCCGCCGGTGGTTAAAGAACAAGCAAATCAATGCCGTCTCTATCTGGGGCATTCCGACGTATGCGGATGAGAGGAAAAAGACGGTTATTGATTACGCCTTGCGCTCTGTTGACTTTGTGCCGCCCTTGTCTGAGGGGCAGCATAATGAAAGCGCAATCGGGCAGATGGAGGGTATGAGCTTTGATGAACAGAAACAAAAAATAAGAGTGGCATTACAAGAGCGGTATAAAGACTATGTTTTTACAGAAGATTTTTATGATGATTTTGTTATCGGTGAATATGACAATCAGCTGTATAAAATTTCGTACAGCATACAAAATGATGCGGTGATACTCTCGGCGGCTCAAAAGGTGCGCCGCGTTGTTGAATATAAACACGAGGAGGAAGAAATGGAACTTGCAAGTATAGCAAATGATGAGCTTACGGCAGAGATTGCACGGAGAGCAAAAAACGGTCTTTTGTCTGCTCAAGCCGTTGCGGGGGAAATGGGGGTAAAACTGGAAGATGCTCAAAAGATGAAAGACTTGGAAGCGGCTTCAAGTGAACTTGCTGAACTCAAAAAAGCTGCCGGAGAAATGGCGGTTACCGATGCTATCAACTTTGCAAAAAAAGCGAAGGAAGAAGAAAAAGCGGAGGCGGCAAAAAAAGCATTTGGCGAAATGGTCGAGGCAGTAAAGGCAGAAAAAGGCTTAATCAAAGACGGTAAACCCACCGGTGAAATGGCAGCGTTGGTGGATAAATTCTGTCATTTTGAAGCCGGTATGAGTAAAGCGCAGATTGCCGGAGAAATGGATCGCGTAATGAATGACGCGGACATTCAAAAGCTCGTACAAGGGAAAACCGCAACCGCACCGGTTGGGCAGATGGCAGGGGCTGGTAGCAGTTCTGCTTCAAGTGATGAAGTTATCATATTTTAGGATAAGGAGGATAAAACTATGACAGGCGAACATCGGCTTAATTCGGTTATTAAAACCGTAAAGTTATCCGACACAACCATTCCGACAGGGCAAGACCTTGATAAACACGGCATCGTATTCGTAGGCGATAGGGTTGGCGTTGTATACGACAAAATCAACGGTACGCAAGTGTCGGTTAATTTTGATACGCAGCGGGAATTTATTACCGATTTGTTTGACAGTTCTGCGCTGCCTAAAATCGGCGGTAAAATTTATATCGGGGCATCGGACGGTAAACTGACAAAAATCGAAAGCGGTAATAAATTGGTCGGGTACTACTGGGGTGAGGTCGGTTCTCATATCGCTTTCAGTCTTGCGATGTAATTTTTTTTAGGAGGTTAAAACGATATGGACTTTATAACACAAGACGTAATCCGCAAGAATAACATTGCCGCAAAACGTCAATTCAAAAAAGGTTATTCATTACCGAATGCTCCAATGGGTGAAATGACGTTTATGCAGACCGGCGAGGGCGGAAAGAAGTTATTTACGCAGGAAATGATTGAAAAGATTTCAAAATTACCGGCGGGCGAAATGATGAGCCTTGCCGATGTAAAAGCGTTTGTACAGCAAACAGTATTGGATGTTACCATAGCGCAGGCAGAACACCCGACTGTTTACCAAGAGATTTATGATGAAATCGTAAATTCCGCTTTTCCTGAAACCGTCAAGGTACAGGATTTAATCGGTTTACAGGCTGCTTTCGGCGTTGTTCACGACGGGGAAAGTGTTGCAATGGCATCTTTCAAACTTGGAAAATTTGAAAGCGTGGATATGCAGACCTTTGCTGCCGGTTATTCCATTTCAAAAGACTGGGTTGACTACAATCAGTTTTGGAAAGTAGATCAAGCGAATAGGGCGCTGGGAATTGCGCACAATGCAATTCTTGACCATATCCATTTATCGCCGATTATCTCGGCAAGCTATACCGGTAAAGCCATAACCCACAAAGTTTCAACGGGTTCTACGAATCTTGAAAATGTTTGGCTTACTCTGCGATCGGGCATTCAAGCGGCTCTAAAGCGCAAGTCATCGCACGGGTATCTTTTGCGCCCAACTATTGCATTGTGCAATTCCGCAACGGCGATGGATGTTGAGGCGGCGGTAAATGGGCTATTGCAAAAAGGTACGCAGCTTGGATCATTGGGAGTCATTCAAAAGGTTATCGCGTATGACGGTTGGGACGGCGAGGTGAACGGTGTGGTACATAACTTTGCAGCCCCGAAAGATAATGAGGTGTATCTTATTCAGCCGAAGCAGACGTTTAAGTCGTTGGTGAAAACCGACATCACGCAGCTTTCACAACGAGGAAACATTCTGACGCTTTCAGAGCTTGACGTTGCTCAATTCTTCCGCCGCGCAGTTGTTGCCGACGTAACGAACTCGGTGCACAAGGTAATGCTTGCATAGCATAGAGCGATGATGGGGTGAGGGTACAATACCCCTGCCCCTATTCTGCAAGGAGAAAAAGACAATGGATAAAATAACACTGACACTGTACAAAACAGCGAACGGGTTTTATGTAGAACACGAAGCGGATAAGGTGAAAAACGGCTATTCCGTTGACTGTGAATCCGGTGAATGGGAAGCGCTCAATCCTGCGCTTGCGGGAACTTTTGAAACGCCGTTTAAAGCGCCGGAAGAAAACGAAAGCGGCACTCAAAAGCCGAAGATAAGCGAATTAAAAGCAGAAATCAAAATGCTTAAAGCGGCGGAAAAAGAGTTACACGACTTGAAAGAAGCGGCGGGCGGTATTGATATTTTGCAGGCGATTGAAAGCGCAAAGAAAGCGCAAGCGCAAACAAATCCGCAAACCTAGAAGGGAGATAGCCACGCATGATCATCACCGAAGCATTGATACAAAGAATCCGCACTCTGCTTAACGAAACGATACCGGACGGGGGCAGCGAAGCGGATACGCATTTTTCTACGCTTGATGTAACGATCACATTGCAAAGGGCAGAAAGTGAAAATCATGCGCTCTACCTTTTATGGACACAAAAAGCGGGCATTATTCAACGGGATGGAGGAGAGATAAAAAGCATGAGTGCAGGCGGGGAAAGTATTGAAAAATACACCGCCGCCGATTATGTCGCCCTCTGCCTTAAAACCGCGCAAGGGTATAAAGAGGCATGGGAAGCAGAGCGGGCGCAAGCAGCGTCGTCGGTTTTAATCTTTAGTAAAAAAGATGATGAGGCAGCGCTATGGTAACTGGTATCAAGCAATTACGGAAAGACACGGAAAGTATTATCGATGTAAACCAGACCCTTCTTTTCTTTATCCGCCGTGAAAGAGAGAAAAATGAATACGGTAATGTCAGGGAAGTGGAAAAGCGGACGGGACTCCAGCGAGTGAGAATTGCAGAAATTTCACACAGCGAAACCGACCGGCTTTTGCAAGAAGGATTGTTGAAAACGCATATCGTCAATATCACCGCATTCCACGATGCGGATATTCAAGCAGGCGACTTATTCGATTTTCAAGGCAGCCGGTATGAAGTCATCTTTATCCGAAAGATCACTATCGGCGGGGATGCGCCGGAGAATACCTACAAGATGTCAGGGAGAGCAAAAGAGATACAGGAGGCAGCTCAATGAGAGGGATGGAGGCGGTCTTTGAACGGTTAGAAAGCATCAACAAAGAAATGCTGAAAAGCTGTGAAACAGTTGCCTGTGAAACCGCCGCCAGTATGGAGCGCTATGCGAAAGAAAACCATGTATGGAAAACTGATACGGGACATGCTCATGATGGGCTACGCGGCGTTGCATCCCGCTCTTCACAGGCAATATCGGCAGGGATTTATCAGGATATGTACGGTATGACTGGCGATGAATACGGACGCTGGCTTGAAGAAGGCAAGCGGATAGTAGCAGGCGGAATTACCTTTGGGCAAAAGTACGGAATTTTAAAGCCGACGCGGAATGCCCATGCCGGTATGTTTTTTGACGGTATCGAAAAAGCATGCGGACAAGCGCTCAAGCGGCAATAGTATAGAGAGGAATTACAATAATGCGAAGCGCCTTGTATGCGGAACTTGCAAAACTCTATCCGGTGTATTACATCGGGAACGTAGAAAAAACGGTACAAAAGCCGTTCCTTATTTTGCAGTTTGAACACGGCATTAAAACGCGGCTGGGAAGCTGGAATATGGTTACCGTGAGTGTCTATGTTCCGGTAGGAGACTTTGAATTGCTGGACAGCGCGTGTGAGTCCATCATCACCGCACTGAACGGTAAGCATCTTAAACGAATACAAGGAGGCGGTACTTTTTTAGTGCAATACGTTGATTGCTCAAGCGACCTCGTTGAGGATTCTCTTGGCGCAATAGTAAAACAGCTCAATTTTAAAATCCCCGTTTTCGGCGGAGATTTTATGTAGAGGGGCTGGTAAAAAACAGCGGCTTTTTATCAGTGCCTATCGATAGTATCGGAGGATAAAAGATTATGGAAAAGAAAAATGAATACGGCTATTCAATCGGCAAAATGGAAGCGGCACATCTGAACGCCGATAAGAGCTTACCGTCTCCAAATGACTGGGAAGATATCAATGCGCAAACCGGCGAGGTAAGAAAACATAAGGGAGGGCTTGTCGGTAAGATAGGGCCTTTCAACATCGATGGCTGGACGGCAGATGATTTTAAGCTGACAGTTCTGTACGGCACCAAAACAGAAACCTTCACATTTACCCCGACTGCTGCGGATAAAAAAGCGGTCAGTGTTGCTGATATAGCAAAAGACTTCAATACTGCCTTTAGTGCGCTTGAAGCAAAAGGAATAAAGCTCAAAGCCGCTAAAACAGCTGTCGGATCCGATTACGATGCAGAGTATCTTAAAATCACCACAAAAACAGCGGAAGATTTACCGTTTTTTGCGCCGATTGGGTTTCGGGGAAAACTTGCTGAATTACTCGGTATTGTCGGCTATCATTCGACCAAAGAAGCAAAGAGCTTCAAAGATGATTTTGACAAAGAAAGCGGCAAAACGGTTGACGCAACAAGCGGGCATGGAATCCGCTGTACGGTAAAAGAAGCGGATAAAATAAAAGGTATCAATATAACCGCTTCTTTTGCAAGCCTATCAAATACGTTTTTTGCCCTTGTTACCGGCAACACGTACAATGAGGAAACGGGAGAGCTGTATATCGACAATACCGGAAACCCGCCGCTTGTTACCTTCCGCTATTTTGTAGAGCAGTACGAAAGCGGGCAAAATACAAAAGGCAGTTACGCCCGTGTCAAGGTCGTTATTTTCCCTTCCTGTCAAACAACCCCAACCGGCAGCGAGGCAAGTGAAGATGCTTTTGCAAACATTGAATTGCAAGGAACCGGCGGAGAAAACAAACGCAGCAATTTACCGTTAAAGTTTATTAAAGAAATTTCACTCGCCGACTACATGCAGTACGTACAAGGGTAAAACAAATCATCAGCCCGTCTATCGCTGAGGCGGGCTTCAATCCACTATCAGGTCAATACTATCAATGGAAACAACAGGAAAGGAGTTTTAAGCAATCGCTATGTTTGAAAGAATACAATCATTTTTCACTAAGACAAGTAGAAATCGCGCAATCAAAACAGCTGTTGAAGAAGCAACAAAGACACCAGAAACTGAAGCTCAGCGTCTTGCGCTTGCCACCTGCGAATGGGTAGAGCTTTTATGGAACGGGACGAAACAAAAGTTTTTTATTCATAAAACAAATTTTCAAGAACTTTTGACCTGCGGAAATTTCCCCAATATCTTGTATAAATTTGTCAATGGTATTACCGAAGCCATTGGAGAAAAAGATACGGCAGTATCGGAAATTGACCTTAAAAAGATGCAAGAGGAAGAAGAAGAATTTATCGTTGAGCTTGCAAAAAAGAGCATGGTTACTCCAACGTATCAAGAATGTTACGACGCTATTTTGAAGATACGCGGTATCAGTGAAAGCTCTATCAACGATGTTATCCCGAAAGATTTTTTAAACGATCTGTTTTTTTTCTATCTTATCGATTGGGAGCAAGCCGTAAAAAAAAATTTGGGAAAGTACCATTTGCCCGATTCGGCAGGCTCGCAAAATACTACCGATGCAAACCAAGCAGCTACATAAAAGGCTTAGATGAATTTGAAGCCTTTTTATTTGATGAAGCCTGTCTTGTTGCTGTTGAAGTGGAAAATCAGCAGCGGGAAGAGAAAGAGAAAGCGCAGAAAGAGAAAGAAAAAAGAGAAAAACAATTTCAAAAAGATATGGCAGAGACCTTTGCAGGGGATGATACATAAAACGGGTGAGATAGATGGGACAGAGTTTAGGCGAACTATATGCTGAGTTGTCATTAAAAACAGACAAGCTGCATGATGGCATAGAAAAATCAAATAGAGAACTTGCGAAACTTGAGCAGGATATTGATAAGACAGTAGAAAGTATCAATGCGAAGCTCGCTGCTATCGGTGCCGCTCTTTCTGCCAGTGTAACGCTCCCCTTAACCTTGCTCGGAAAAGCCGCGATTGATACCTTTACGAATTTTGAACAGTCTATGCAGAATACTTTTTCTGTTATGGGGGCAAGTGCATCCGAAATGGAAGCCTTGCGAAAGAAAGCGGAAGACATGGGTGCGACTACTCGCTTTAGCGCAAGCCAAGCTGCCGATGCCCTTTATAGTTTAGGTTCAGCAGGTCAATCAGCTGCGCAAGCAATGAACAGCCTCGATGGTGTGCTCCAGCTTGCAGGGGCTACTGGAAGCGATTTAGCCTTTACCTCAAGCACGATTGCGTCAACCCTTTCGCAGTTTAATCTCAGTGCAGAAAAGTCAGCGCACATTGCCGACGTGTTTTCGCTTGCTATCAGTAAAAGCCAAGCGAATATGACAAAGCTCTCATACTCAATGAAGTATGTAGGCCCTGTCGCTGCCGGTTTAGGAGTGAGTCTTGAAGCGTCAACCGCTGCCCTTATGCGCCTTTACAATACCGGTTTCGGAGGAGAGCAGGCCGGAACGATTTTACGATCCGGTTTACAAAAGCTCGCAAGCGGCACGGATGATGTTAAAAAGAAACTTGAAGCGTTAGGAGTAAGCTACGATGAGGTAAACCCAAAGACGAACAACTTTGCCGACATAATTGAGCGGCTGAAAAATGCAAATCTTGACGTTGCCGCCTCAAGCGATTTATTTGGTGAAGCGGCGGCAGCCGGTATGCAAGCGCTCATCGAAGGCGGCGGGGATGCCATCCGCACGATGGACGGCTTACTGCAAGCCTCCGACGGGGCGGCAAAAAAGATGCAGGATATTCAAAACGCTTCTTTTGCCAATACGAAGGCAGAACTTTCAAGCGCCTTTGAAGCCGTGCAAATTACCCTTACCTCAAATATTATTCCTGCGGTCGATATGTTTGCAAAAGGCATTACCCGCGTTTTACAGGCTGTCAATGATTTACCCGTCTGCATTCAAACCACCGGCACAGCTTTTGCCGCCCTTGCCGCTGCTGCCGGTCCCTTACTCCTTGTTGCAGTCGGCATTAAAAAGATAAAAGCTGAAATGGTGCAGCTCAATATTGCTATGTCTGCAAATCCTATTTTAGCATGGGGCGCTGCCATTGCCGCCGCTGGAGCGATTGCCCTCGGCATTATTGCACAGGTGAAAAAAGCGCATGAAGATTATATCCACGGCGCAAAGCGAAGCGTCGAAGAAGTTAAAAAGCTCAAAGAGGACGCCTTAAAACAAGGGAATGAAGGACGCAAGATTCAGTCGCTTTTTGACGAATATACGACTCTAAAAAATAAAACGCAAAAAACGGCGGACGAACAAGAGCGGTATAACAATCTTTTAAAGGAACTCAAGACAATCGTCCCCAGCGCAACCGAAGCGTTAGATGCGCAAGGGCAGAAGGTTATACAGAATGAACACGCAATAACCGAAGCAATACGCAAGCGCATTGAAAGTGAAAAAATTCTGAATAATTTGGCTCTTATTAAGGCAAAAAGCAACGTAGCTCATGCGCAATCGGTTCTTACTTCGCAAGGGGCAAAACTTCCAATGCAACAAGCGGCATTAGAAAAAGCAGTCGCCAAAATGGAGCAGGCAGCAAATAGTTATTCAAAAGCGCAATATCTTAAATCGGAATACGACCTTGCCCTATTGGAAAATCGAAAAGATGAAGCGACACGAATTTATACTACATTAAAAAATTATGCTGATAATGCGCGGCTTGCCGGAGACATTTCATTAACGCGATGGGATACCACGAGTATTGTTCAAGCCTTTGAAACAGTTAAAACAAAAGCAGAGAATACCGCAGAATCAGCCCGCGCTGCCTTTGAAAAAACAGCTGCTGCGATTCAAGAAAATGAGCAAGCGCAGCGTGAACTCAATGAAGCGATTGAAAAACAGCATACCTTAGAAACAGCAGAAAAGAATATCACCGCTACTCCAGAAAAAAAGAAACACGATGAAGAGCTTGCTCGTCTTGAAAAAGAATGGGAAGCGGAAAAGAACATCATCGATGAGAAAAATCGTTATGCTCAAAAGATGGGGGAAAGTTTCAGTGTTCCCGCGGAGCGGATAAAATTTTTACAAGCAAAATTAAAAGAACTCATTGCGATAAAACCGGAAGATATTGATACGATTTTTACGCTCGACTCCAAAGGCTTACAAAAATATTTTGATGCGATAGCCCAAGAACAGAAAAAGTTAGAAAAAGGCAAAGGAACGAAAAGCGCGAGCGTTAAGGGAAAAGACACTTCTTACCAAGCGCAAATAGCAGAACTCGATAAGTTCTATCAGGATAAGATCGCAAAAGCAAAGGAGTACGGACAATCCAGTCTTGCCGTCGAAGAAGAATATCAGCAAAAGCGACTTACACTGATCGAACAATTCATTAAAGAGGAAGATAAGAAAAAAGGCGCCGGTAAGGGGATCACCGTTGAAACAAAAAGCGCAACAAAAGATGAGAAAGGCTCCGGCGTAACCCTCGGCGATGAGCTTACTAAAACAAAGCTGATGAGCGATGCCTTTGGGCGGTACCAGATCAAACAAAAAGAATTGCAAGCAGAGCTCAAAAAAACGCAAGAAGAAATTCAAAAGACAAAGGCGCTTTTAGAAGGAGAAACTGGCGCGGTTTCTGCCGAAGAGGCAGGACAGGCAAAGCGATATTTAGAAGATTTACAGGAAGAAGCAAACAAATTAGAAATAGCATTAGGACAATCAAAATATTCATTAAGTGAAATAGATGAGACGCTCAAAAATCTTGACACGGTCGGCAAATCTGATTTTCAGCTTCGCCTTATCAATATCGAAGCAGAACGCAAAAAAGCGCATGAAGTACTGGAACTTGCGCTGACGAATGGTAAGATAAAAGACGATAAAGAACTTGCCCGCTATAAAGCCCTTGCTGACAAACAAGCGGCTATTGCAAAAACAGCTATGGCGCTCGGACTGGTTAATGGAATGTTAGGGGTCGCAGATACTATTACTCGTATCATTAGCCAAGCTGTTGAGAAAGGTTCGACAGATGCAATCAGTATTATCCGCGGCATCAATGATACCGCCGGGGAAATCGGCAGCAAAATTCCAAACCCGATAGTACAGGCGATATTCAGCGCGGTACACACAACTATCAGTATCACCACGGCGATTGCCGAAGCGCAAAATAAGGCGCTTGAAAAAAAAGCGCAAGAGCGAAAAGAAAAATATGAAAAGGAGCAAAAAGAGTATTTTGATTTAGTCAATCAGCGTGTGGGAGGGCTTCTTGGGGACATCGCAAAGCGGATGAGCGGTATTGGAAAATCTTCCGTAAACTGGAAAAATGCGCTTGATGTTTCAGGGCTTGAGCGGGAAAAAAGAAAAATCGATGACTTTTATAAAAAATTAGACAACGCCGAAACCAGTGAGACGATAACAGAAACAAAGACACGGCTTAAATCAAATGGAGAGGGCGCGTCCAAAGCATGGCGCGTTATCGCCGGTCTTTTTTCTGCCGGTCTTTCGGAAATTTATTACAACAAAAAACAAGAGGAAGAATACACAGAAACACGAGCGTTAAAACTTTCGGAAGTGCTTGAAAAGTTCCATAAAGCGCGAGAAGAAGGAAACCTTGCAGAAGCCGATAAACTCGAAAAAGTTATAAAAGATACGATGAAAGCGGAAGCAAAAAAGCAAGGTATTGATTTAGATGCGCTTGACGGTATTGCCAACTATGTGCAAGGGCTTGAAACATCTTTAGCAAATTATATCAAAACCCGCGACTTTGGCGCATTTAAAAAAGAATTACGAAAGGCATTGTACGATGCCATTGTGCAAAAAGCGGTGTTCAATTCTGCACTTAAAAAAGTACAAGAAAATCTCAGCCTTCTTGAGCAAGGGAAAATATCGCAAGAACAGTTCGATAAGTCGCTTGAGCAGATGGCAAAAGAGGCGGCTGAACACGCCGATAAGATGGCTGCACGCTTCGGTATTCAATTTGATACCGATAAGCTCTCTGCAGAATGGCAGCAAATCGGAGTGGCAATGTCATCAGCGCTTACCACGGCATTGGGAGAATCTGCCTATAATGCTGATTGGGGCAGTTTTAAAAAATCATTTGCCGCTGAAATGAAAAAAGCCATTATCCAATCGGCGGTTGAAAGCGCTGGCATAAAAAAGAAAGTCGATGCGATTATTGCAGAGATTATGAAAGATGGAAAAATTACTACCGAGGAAGTAACCGGTACAATAGATACGCTGAAAAACCTCTATGATCATTTAGAGGGGGATATGGCGGAACTTTCCAAAGTTACGCGGGCGTTAGAAGGTGGGGTAGAAGTAAAAACACAGGCTGCCGGTACTATTATTCAGCAGCTTTCAGGCTCTGATAGAGACGTGTTACTTGAAGCGATCCGTGAAGGTTTTAAAACAATCAATCAAAGCATAGACTTAAAAGACGCAACCATCCAACATTTAGTAGCAACGCAAATCATCATCAATGCCGTTACTTTTAACTCGTATAACGGAACGGTCAATATTTATGCAGATAAAACGATGAGTCTGCAAGACTTAGTGGTAGAAATTACCAAAGAAATGATAGCAAGGGGGTAGCTCAATGAGAATATTCGACGGGCAAACAGAACTTCCGCTTCCGCAATGGATTACCGTGTCAGAAAGTACGCTATCGGTAAAAACGAATACCGGAAAAGTAAACGGACTACACGGGGATCGATTGGTAGGCGATGAATATTACTCTTCACGGGTACTCAAATGCTCCGGTACCATTATCACCGATGATTATCCGCTCGTTGAAAAGGAACGCTCCCGCTTGCATGATATGTTAGCAGGACGGCTTTTACAGGTCTACCGCGATGATGGTGATCAGATGTTCTATGAGTGTATACTGGACGGCTCAATCAACAGTAGTTACTACAACGGACAAACTATTTCAAAAGCCTTTACGATCAGCTTTAATCTTAAAACCTTACAACCTTTTGGATGCGGTCGCCGTATGCTGAAAATAAATAGAATATGCGAGAAAAAAAAGATCGTAGTGCAGGGCAATGATACAGTCTATCCAGCTGTCTTTTTTTGCGGACAAAAACGATATGACAAAGAACTGTTAGTCTGTAACGGACGCAGCATTGCATTAAAAAATCCGGTGTATTTGCGTAAAGATGAAAGTTTATTTTATAGTCAATGCCATCTCTCCATGAGCCGCAATGGTAGTAATGAGCTTATCGGAGTCGATAGAAGCGGTGAACAAAAGACCGTAAAAGAATTCATTGATATATCAGCATATATGACAGATGCAGGTATTACTATGCCGCTTTATTTGAATGCAGGGGTGAATGAACTGTTTTATTATTCAGGCGGTACGTGCATGGTGCTATACCACGATGTGTATAAATAAGTTTTTTTAAGGAGGCATAAAGCAATGATACAAGAACTCTTAGCACGGGCGGCGGAAGATTTAACCGTTGCCTTGAATAATTTTGAAACAGCGCGCAAAGAGCTGACCGATGATGAACGTGCGGCATTCAAAGAAGTCTGCCGTAAGGCAAAAGAAGCAGTACAGGAAGCGCTCGATGCGGCAAAAGGGAAGTTAGACGAGAAAACGGCAGAAACTATCCGCCAAATTGAAACGCTCCTCCAGCAGGGACTGACCAGTATCGACGAAAAAGTTACGCAAGCTGGTACCGACATAACCGGCAAGGTAGACAAGGCACAGCAAGACGTTGACGGCAAAGTCCAACAGGGACTGACCAGTATCGACGAAAAGGTTGCGCAAGCTGGTACCGACATAACCGGCAAGGTAGACAAGGCACAGCAAGACGTTGACGGCAAAGTCCAGCAGGGACTGACCAGTATCGACGAAAAGGTTGCGCAAGCTGACGCTGCCATAACCGGCAAGGTAGACAAGGCACAGCAAGACGTTGACGGCAAAGTCCAGCAGGGACTGACCAGTATCGACGAAAAAGTTACGCAAGGCGTTACAGCTGTCGGCTTAAAAGAACAGCAGGCTAGACAGAGTATTCAAGAGCTCTTAAATAACCATGTAGTTTCCACATCTGGCGGTATGACTGTTGAGAATAACGGCTGGACAGGAGCATTACGCCCTTGTAGTAACGGCGTTGAATTTGCGCTCGAACAAAACGGGGTAAAAAAATTTTATACTAAAATAGCAAACGGTTTCGTTGATTTGTATATAAAAGGTTCAATTCATGTTGAAAATACCATTGAGCGGTGGACGCGGCAAAACAGTCCGCAGGTATCAGGTCTTTATTCCGTTTGCTATGCAAATGGCACATGGGTAGCTGTAGGGGATAAGGACATTATCACGTCGAACGACGGCGTGCATTGGACGCGGCAAAACATCCCGCAAATAGCATATCTTCGTTCCGTCTACTATGCTAATAGTACATGGGTAGCCGTGGGTGGTAGGGACATTATCACGTCGAACGACGGCGTGCATTGGACGCGGCAAAACAACATCCCGCAGGTATCAGGTCTTTATTCCGTTTGCTATGCAAATGGCACATGGGTAGCTGCGGGTGGTAGGAACATCATCACGACAAACGACAGCGTGAATTGGACGTGGCGAAACAACAGCTCGCAAACAGTATATCTTTATTCCGTCTACTATGCAAATGGCACATGGGTAGCTGTGGGAGATAAGGACATTATCACATCAAAAAACGGCATGAATTGGACGCAACACAACAGCTCACAAACAGCATATCTTCGCTCCGTCTACTATGCAAATGGCACATGGGTAGCTGTGGGAGATAAGGACATTATCACGTCGAACGACAGCGTGCATTGGACGCGGCAAAACAGTTCGCAAATAGGCGCACTTTATTCCGTTTACTATGCCAATGATACATGGGTAGCTGTGGGAGAAAAAGACATTATCACATCAAAAAACAGCGTGAATTGGACGCGGCAAAACAGTCCGCAGGTATCAGGTCTTTATTCCGTCTACTATGCCAACGGCACATGGGTAGCTGTGGGAGATAAGGACATTATCACGTCAAAAACAACGGTATTGTAACAGAGGCAGCGCTATCGCACGCAGCAAGAGGGCGATGAACAGAGAGGGGGTAGCGGAAAAACAACCGGCGGACATACAAAACAGCAGTAGATGCGGTTGAGGGGATGCGAAAACGCAGCTGATAACCGTGCAGTAGTACGCCGGTTTTTTGGAGTGTAGGGGGAGACTTCCCCCCTCATAAATACGGTAACTGATGATAACAAAACTACGTGCGCAAGGGGGCTTTTAGATGGTTTTGCTGTATGACAAAAACGGAAATTTTCTTGCAAAAGAATACGAGAATAGCTGGCGATACTCGCATAAAAAAAATACTATCGGCTCCGGTGAAATTACCGAGATACCGTATTACCCAAATGCAAAATACGCGAGCCTGTACAAGCAGGTAGACCATCTCACGGTTGAAAAAGTGAAAGACGTGATGCTTAAAGATACATTCGGCAACGGCGAGTATATCAAATACAATATTGAAACGCTTGAATCCTTTTTGACGCATTACCAGATTCCAGCAAACTGGAAAGGCTGGAGCGGGAAACCGTTACGTTTTGTACTTTCTGATCTTATGTATGGCTTTGATTTTATTAGGCGTTCAACGCTGGCGGAGTTTACCAACTATCTTGATAAAGAGCATATTGACTTAAACAAGATAAAAGACGGGGATATTCATTTAGCGTTACATGCGCAAGGCGATTCGCTCCACTATTACGAGCAAGGGCATATTACCTTTTCGTTCGACTGCGGGGACTGTGTGAGCCAGCGGTATGTGCGGTGGAGTGAAACCAGCGGGGAGAAAGTCTATATCGGCGTGCAGTCGGTTGGCTCCGATACCCCGATAACGGACAGTACGCAGATTGACTTTTCTACAGTCCCTGTTTTAAGCGCGCCGCGAGGCGTAAAGGATGCCGCTGCCTTGTTCGGAGCGCCGATTGTTTCCACTAAGCGGTATGTTGCCGTGCGCTTTACCTTGCAGTATGTCAATGCCGACTGGATAAGAGACTACGCAACGCATAAGGTCTACAATGAAAACAATGTACTGGTTGATAGAACCGTGCGGGGCTTTACGCCGGTGTTGCGTTCATTTGAAATTATTACGCGCAAAAAGACGGAATTGCAGCTTAAAAAGTTGCCGAAAAAGCTGGACATGCCGGTAGACGGTATCGAGTTATCAGGCGGTACGCTGTGGGACGCACTGCAAAAAATCAGGCAAAAATATCCATTTGACAGTCAATGCTTTTTTGAAAACGGTCAAGCGTATTTTGAATGTGCAAAAAGTCTTGAAAAGCCGATAAACTATGAAAAGATGTTACGGGCTGATGATGCTGAAGCGCGGCAGTTTAACAATACCACGATAAAGACTATTAAGCGTGAAATACATAAGGTGAACGTGCTGCATTGCTACGGTGCAGGGGAAGGCTTACAGCAGCTGTATGTGCGGGTCCCAGCACACGGCACGTATGATTCCCGTGATACGGTTGAGCAGGTTTTTACCGACACCAAAATGAAAACGGTTGAAGAACTCAGAGAGGCGGGGTATAAAAAGATTAAAACCTTACGCAAAGATGATGATCCGATGTTTCAGGTGCAAACGGATGAACCGTTACGGCTGTTTGATACGGTGCCGCTGGTACACCCAAAAACAAATAAAATCTATCAGGCGCACGTAGAACATGAGCGTATCCTGTATAAAGAAAATGTGTATGAACAAGAATTTGGACTCGGCGGGTTTTTGTTTAATCCATTGCAGGATTTAGTCAATGACTTGCGAGATGATGCAGAGGAAACGGTGAGGGAGTTTGCCTACCAGCCCTTTAGCGTTACTGCACATGCAAAAACCGGCTGTATCACGCTTGAGTGGGAGGGGCAGGAAGATACCTATAGTGTGCGGTGGAAAAAGAAAGGCGATGAACAGTACAACTACCGGCAGGTAACCGGCAGGATGAGCGATTTTAACGGGCTAGAAAACTATCAGCCGTATCTTTTTAGCGTTGCAGGGACGTATAACGGTGCGGTATCAGAGTACACTCAAGAGATAACCGCTGAACCGGTAGACTGGGCGACCGATCCGAATAATCCCGATAATGCAGTTAATAAGGCGATAGCAGCGCGTACCCCCAAATACTTAGGCGTCGTTGAAACCGTACCGACTACCCGCACGGCTGTTATTACAAAGGGTGAACGGCTCGGTGCGCAGGATGCAAACGCTGGAGACTGGGTACTGATGGCTAAAACGGTCGGCGGCTGGAAAGTCGGGGTGTGCTACCGCTGGACGGGCAGTATGTGGATGAACCTTGAGCCGGAATACAACTACACCGAGCAGTACCAAGCGGCGCTGTACCATATCTGCGAAATAGAAGAGCTGATGAAGAATACGGGACACTTTGGCGCGTTGTTTGCCAAAATGCTGGTAGCTCAGCAAGCGTTTATCGATAATCTGATTGCGCGGCGTTTCCGTATTGATAGCGATCTGAATTCTGATACAGATTTTGAAGCATGGTTTGATGAAACAAATGGGTTGAAGATAAATAACAAGGGCAAGGATGTTTTGAAAATAGACCCCGTTACCGGAGATGCTCTTTTTACCGGTCAAATCAATGCTGGAGCGGTACAACTGATTGACAACGGGGTCTTTATCAAAAATGGAGAAATCAGCATTGAGAATTCTGGATGGAAAGGCGTTTTAAGACCTTGCCAAAATGGAGTAGAACTTTGTATAATGGGAGGCGATGGAGGACTTATGAAGAAAAAACAGTTATATACCACTATCGCAGGCGGTATTATGAGCTTATTTGTACTGGGAAGTATTACCTGTTGCGAGGGTATGTATAAAGGAAATACAAGGGTTGTTAAAAATTCTTTTGCCATCAAATATAGCAAAACAAGAAGAATATTCCGCGGGGTTGCAGTAAACGGTAGTACGTGGGTTGCTGTGGGAGGTGCCGGCGCTATCTTAGTGAGTGTCGATAACGGTAATACATGGACTGAAAAAACTAGCGGAACAACGCAACTATTACAAGGGGTTGCAGTAAACGGTAATACATGTGTTGTTGTGGGATCTGCGGGCGCTATTTTAGTAAGTACGGATACAGCTGTTTGGAAGCCGTAAGGTATAAACTGCAAATCTTTTTCATATAACAACTCCTTTCAGTGCGATTAGTATACTATAAGCGGTGTGAAAATACAATAAGCACTAACGGTAAAAAAATCCGGCTTCTAGGCTGCATCCCCTCTTTTTACGCGGGGGTTTTTTGGTATAGGCAAGTTAGGCTTATGACTGGGTGAGCTGCCGGAAAGAGGGGAGAGGCAAAACATATCTTCTTTATTTCATTTATTGATATACTATTTAATTAAATGTGTTACTATATATTTTTCTTCTATATCATCACTCACAGTATTTACTTTTTTTGATACAATTATCTTAAACTTTACAGCTTCATTTATCTTTTTACCCGCTTCTATCAAAATCTTATCATCATCACATATAGGATATATCGTTTTTTCGTTGTTTTGTAATTCTAGGCGTTTTTTTATTAGACTAATACCTTTTATAATAAAGGTTTCACTGATATGTTCGTCAGGGATATATTCATATTTTAATAAACTGTCAGCAATGTACACGAACCGTTCTTTTGTGATAAATATTTTAGTGTTAATATTTACGGTGTCCCCCCATTCAATTTCTATATCATTATTATATTTTGCTTGAATTTGATAAAAATCTTTATATTTTTTTAATAATTTTTTATTATTTAATTTAGTTTTCATAAGAGTAGTAAATTTATTGTCATCATTTAAAGAACTGAGGGTTTCAATCATATCAGAAAATGTATTATAAGATTTACTGATCAACTCCATGTCAGTTTTTTCTGTGTTAAGCAAAATTCCAAACGACCCTTTAAAAGTATTAGAGAAAGATAAATTTAATTCATTTTTATCCAATCGAAATAATTCATTTCCAATACCTTGTATAAGTTCTTGAAAAGCCATTATAGATTGTGCAAATCGCTCAACCGAAATATTGGCGTGCTCTGTTACATTTTTTATAATAAACTTTATTGCATGTTTGTTTTCGTGTTGATATGCTTCTTTTAATTCTTCCAGTAGTTGTATATATCTATCATTAATCTGATTGAAAGAAATCAAAATAATCGGATGAATAGGAATATTATTCGCCTTCAAATTTTCTTCTTTAAAGATTATTTTCTTTACTTCTTGTATTTCTCTCATAATAGCATTAGTTGGTCTCATATATGATATTCCTTACAATAATTCCTCTTGGCATATCTTGTCTATCTCTCCGCCAAAATGAAGACCAATAATTATACACGTCCATACAATAATCGTAATACGGAGATCCTTTAGCACATTTTGGGATAATATAACCGTCAACTAAGTATGTGTTTTTACTTTCTCCTTTGGTTATAAATTTTTTTATTGCTGTAGCAATAGAAGGATTTTCTATCAAATCTACATCGATAATAGTTGAAATGTCTATATCATTTGGGTTGATTTTTGCCGTTGTAAAACTACCTCCGATCCATTGCTCAACATTGCTTTTTACAAGGCATAACAAATCGTTACAATACGCTTTGTATCCTGCAAGAATATTTTTGCGTGTACAACTTGTATCAAATTGTGATAAAAAATTATATTCTAGTTCTTCCAAACTCAAAAAAATAAATTCATAGGGTGTTGGATTGCCATATATATCAAATTTAATTTTTTTCACAAAATATTCCCTTGTATATCTTTATATATACTTTCTTTATCGGTTAAGAGACATTAAAATTTAAGAATATGGTTATAAAAACTATATTTTGAGAACATGTCCTGTTTTTTTGCGTATCTTTCCACATTCCTGCAAAACTCACAATAAGCGTTTTTTATCATAGCCTTTCTAACTGGTACCCTAACAGAGTTTTTCATGCTTTAATCTCTATTTTTTTTTTGCAGTAGATCATGTATCTTTGCATAGGGGTGAGTTTATCAAATATAGAGCGCGTAATGCAAAGGCGTATTTAAAGAATCCCTCCCCTGTCGCCGAAAATGACCATAAGCAGAAATCTTATCAGTTGAGGAGGTATCTTTTTATGAAGGCAACAGGACAGCCTTGGTGTATTTATCCGAGAAACGGCATTGATGGAATTTTTTATGTTCAATTAAAGAACAAAGAGACCGGTAACTATATGACTGCAAAAAGCACTGGCTCAAGGGATAGAAATGAAGCAACACGTTTTGCCAGCAGATGGTGGACTGAATATGACAAGACCGGTACCGTATCGTATAAGCCCAGCAATAGCATGATGGACGCAGCGGATTATCAGATGAAGGCTCTCGATGAGAAAATAACCGCCTATACGCAAACTGCTATTGATACCATCGTGCAGAGCGTACAAACTGTTTCTTTCAACAAAAACACACCGCAACCTTATTCCATATCAGCGGCAGCGTATGAAGATGCTCCGAAAGAGGTTAAGCCGATTTTGGACCAGCTATCAACCCTTACCTTTTATGACTACATTCTTCTTTACTGGAATTATAAGGAAAGTCCTTTCATTAAGGGCAAGATACGGACAGGCGCAACTCCGCCAAATCCTGAGCGGTTTTACCATCATACAACCTGCATCAAAAAATATGAGAAGTATTTTCCTTCTTGCTTGCTTACCGAAATAACCGGCACGAAAATTGATACAATGCTCGGTGCAATTAAAGGGGCTGGTAAGCTAAAAGAAAACACCATGCACAAATACTACTCCATCTGTATTCAAGCCCTTCGTTTTGCGTATCGCAATAACCTCATTGCGCGAGATATTTCACAGCAGATAACGAGGGAATCAAAGTCCACGCGAAAAAAAGCGAAGAAAGAGGCAGAAAAAGCTACTTTTACAAAAGAGGAAATCCGACAACTTTTCAATGGTGAGCATAATCCGTTCGGCTCTCAAATAAATTGGCTTATCAATGAAGTGCTGTTTAAAACCGGTTGCCGCATTGGAGAAATACAAGCCCTTCAGATGCAAGATTTTATTAAAAACGCCGACGGCTACGCGCTCAAGATTGACAAGAACTATTGCAGAACCGGCAAGCGGCTTAAATGTACGAAAACAGAACGCAGCGATATTGTTCCTCTTCCCGCCGACCTTGCAGAAAAATTGCTCGTACACCTTGAAAGCAACCCGTGTCAAGATGATCCGGAGGCGTTTATATTTAGTTCCCCACGAGATGCGCATAAACCGTTCTGCTATGAAAGTTTTAATGATGATTTTAATAGAACAATGAGGCGATTAGGAATGAAGCGCACGAATTTGACGCTCCACAGCTATAGGCACACGTTTGCTACCTTTTTACGGCTTGCCGGCTTTTCGGAAGAGGAACTCAAATTTCTAACCCGTCATGACTGTATTGCTGAGGTACGACACTATGCCGATCACTACACGCCTGAAATGGAGCAACTCAAATACAAGGCAGTCATTGCACTCAATAAAATCATAGAATAAAGCTGGTGCGAAATAGCAACGTAAAAACATCTTTTCCACATTTTGAACGGCAATATATACGCCTAACGATAAAGGTGTATGCAAGCGATTTGCAAAAACGCTATAAAAAGGCGTAAAAATCGATAAAAACCATCAAAAAAAGACAAAATTGTAAAAATAATGCTTGACAAGAACGCATTCATAGCTTAGTATAAAGATAGTTAGAGACACATTTATTTTGTAAGATAAAGTGTAAGATAACGAGTTAAAAAAATGTACTGAAAACGCCCAAAAATGAGCGTTTTACCCTATCTTTTAGTGTTTTTTTCTGATACAGAGTTACTGTTCAACGTCGAGTTTGCAAAATGCAAACAT